AGATCAGCCGACACGACCAGCGATTACCGGGCCGTGAGTACGTCCGCGTGGAGCCGGAGAGGGCCGAGGAAAAAACCGCCGTGTTGTCGATCAGCGACCACTCGACATCTGAGGCGACCAGATCGGGAGGTAATACGTAGTCGGTCATCGTCCCACCCCATAGCGCCGGTCAAGTTCTTCAAAGATGCGGCGGTTGTTCTCTTGCAGTATGCCCGGCAGTGCCGATTGCAGATCAGCCGTTGCGCCTCGTGCGTCGATATTGTACACCGGCGCGACAGTCATACCGCCCATCATTGCGCCATTCGGCACAATGCCACCAGATGAGCCTGGCACAAACAACTCTGGGCCACGCTCGCCGACGATATACGGGGTGTTTTTAGACACCGGGCCACCAGACGCGCGGCCTGTGATGGCTTTGGCAAATGACGCCATGAAGCCCGTGCCGCCTGCGAAACTTCCGAAGATAGCGCCGAGGATTTGCTGCGCTGCAAGTTCGGCCAGCATTCTCCGGGTTACGTCTAGGAAACTAGACAGCATCCCCTTTAGGCCACCCTTGAACGGATCGAAAAGAAACTCGGCAAAGGCAGACTGGATATTCTGCGCGGCAGACTGGGCAAACTGCGTCATGATCTGATCCGCTGCGTTCATCTCATCAAGAATGTTTTGCACACTCTTGGCAATCGTAACATCGGTTGCGGCAAAATTTGTTTCTATTAAATCTGGCGCTTCTTTTAACTTTTCATAAAATTCGTTGAGGTAGCGCATATTCGCGGCTTCAGCCTCAAACATTTTTTGACTTGCTTTCTCTGCTTCCTCTGCACGCTTGCGGTCGAGTTCGCGCATCTGCTGATTAAACTTGAATTGATTCTCCATCCGGTTCAGTTCGGATGGTCTAGGCGCGCGGCCACGTCTGCCGCCTTCACCCTTTCCAAGTTGCGACGGGTCTACCGGCTGCGCGATCACGCCCAAGTCACGGCCAACTTTAGTGACCGCGCGCGCCGCATCTGCCGCAAACTTTACGACTTCTGTGAATCCATTTATTAGTGTGGTGGTAAATGAATTCGCAGCCGCCACCAGAGCCGGGTCTTTTAGCGCCTTGTTGAAATTATCAAGTGCGCGCTGCCCTTCCTCTGTTTTCTTCGCAGCCTCGGTAATCTTGCCGAATGCACTAACGAGGATCGAACCAGTCAAGAGGCCAAACGCAAGGTTTACCGCCTTCGCCGTCACCTTCGCGGTACGCTCGAGCGTCTTCATGCTTCGCATCGCCGAGTTGATCGCGGCTTGCGTGCGATCAACTGCGGTGATTGTTACTTGTGCTTGCGCCATGATCGCTCCTGGTCGTCCGCTTCCATCTTGCAAGCGGCTAGAAGGTGATAAAAGTCGGCCTCTGTCATGCTGAAAATCTGTTCTGGAAGGACGGACAACCGGAGGGAAAGGGCATAGACCGCCCTAAGTTGTCCGTCCTCCATCATTTTTTTTCGGCATCCTCCACGCTTTGCGGCGTGTCGTTCATCGCAGAAACGATCTTGGCGATCACCTCTGGGTCGTAGTTGTTCAGCAGTTCGATTCGCTCGGCCTTGCTGAACACCCGCCGACCCTCGACATCTCGCGCTCGGACAATAAGCGTTGTCGCCATTGCCTCAAGATCAAGCACCGTGGCATCGCCTTGCTGCTTTGCGAGCAGGAAGATTTCCCGCCGCTCGGCTAAGGTCATATCAGGCCAGTAGTAAATCGTGGTATTCCATTCTGGAACCACGATTGGAATCAGAGTCTCCGGCGTGCGCCGGTCGGCAAACTGTGATTTTGCCTGCTCTTTCCAGTTCATAAATCCTCGCTATTATGACGTCGCCGCCGTGAGTGCGCCGTTGCCGATGAAGTTAAAGGTGATCTCAGTGATCGCGCCGCGCTGGACATTCCGCGTGATTTCGGTCACGAGCGCATTGCCGCTGTAGCGTGTAGCGCCAGAGCCGACACCTTCTGGGGCAAGCACCAACGCCACGTTGGAGCCGGGAGCCAGCGCAACCTGTCCGCTCGTGTCGGTCTCATCCCAAAACGCTGTTACCGTGCCATTCCACGACTTGATCGCGGTCACGTTGTACGTCTTGTCGAGATCAGACAGCGTGGTGTCTTCGGCATACTCTGCCGTCTGCGTGAAAGAAAACGAGGTGACTTCTGCGACAGTGCTAGCCGAGACCCTCACCAATCCTTCTGAACCATGATGATTTGCCATAACTCCTCCTAACTAATAATAGTGCCCGCGTCGGTTTCTGCCGTGCGGTACACAACCCGAAACTGTATACGTGCCGACCCAATCGGGGCATCCCCGCTGAAGTCGAGCGATATCTGCGTGTCGATTAACACGCAGTCCTTCACCACTGCGCCGAGCGTGTTGTCCGCACCGATGGCGTTCTCTACGCTTTCGCACAGTCTATCGAGCCGGTCGTCCAAATAGTCCGCATCTCGCGCAACGCACTCAATGACGACATTTAGTTCTCGGTCGAACTTTCTGGGATACGTGAGCGTCGTCTGCGCGACGGTTTCGGTGTTGGTGTATACCAGCGCCATCGAAACCGTATCGGCTGGGATCGGATAGACACGCGACTTACTTACCGTGTCGGCTACTGCCGCATTCGTCAGAATCGTGACGATGCTATCTCTGATCGTTTTGCGTGCGTGCGCCATTATGGGTTGCCCGTCTCAAGTAGGATAAAGCCGCCGTTCTCTTGCAGCATATTCGTGCCGTCTTGCAGCAGAAGATTGTTTTCCTCTGGTGCCTCAAGCCCGGTCGTTACCTCAAGCGTCAGCACCGTTACGCCAGTGCCGTCTGCCTTGAAGTTGCGAACGATGTACTTGTCACAGTCAATAAAAAGCAGATCGCCAAGTGCAGGCTTGCAGGGTAGCGCCGCCGTGGGGATCGTAAAGATCGGCACGCTGCTGCTGAATCCTGCCTCCGCCACATCGACGATCTGGTAAGCGTTGTCGAATATGCCGACGATGCTAAACCGTGCGCCCTTGTTTTTGTAGATCGCCGCCACGCCCCAATCGGCTGCGGCAAACATCGAGCGCCTGTCGAAGTCGCTCTCGAAAGTCACGCGGGCGCGCTCAAGTCTGTAGTGGCCTCAAGTACCAGCACGGTCACGCCAGTGCCATCCGGCTGTATTTCGCGAACCGTGTAAATGTCCTGCCCGTCGATGATCTTGTCGCCCTCCGCCGAGTCTTTCGGCATTGATGCGCTCGGGATCGTAAGCGTCATGCGCTCCGATGCGAACTCCGGCTCGGCTACTGCGACAGCCTGGTATGGCGAGTCGAGAATACCGCGCACGTTAAACCGCGTCTTTCCGCGTCGGTAGATAAGGTCGGTTGCAGCGTCCGAAAAGAACGCTCTGGTATCTGAACTGCTATATACCGCCATATCTCACCGCCCACATTTCGCTCGTTGCGGTTGGCCCTAGCCGCGATACGTCGCCAGAGAATATCGACCTAAAGAGCCGATCCCACTCGTGATACGGTCTCGCAGACGGGTGAAGATTCACGCCGTCCCAGTAAGTCGGATAGTCCGCCGCAGCAATCACTATCGTTCCACGACACACGCGCTCAAGTTCTTTCAAGCCGGGAATTATATCCGGCTCAAGAACGTGCTCGATCACGTCAATACACGTGACGACATCAAATGACTGATCCTTAAACGGCAGTGCAGTAATGACCGCGTTATGTACACCATCGCCGCACAATTCCGGCACGGCTTCAGTGCCCATCGCATCGAATCCCATCTTGCGCGCTGCGGTTAATAGTTCGCCGCGCCCGCAACTGACATCGAGAAGTGAACCCGACAACGTATCCAGCACAGAGACCACCGGAAAAAGCCGGTCGTCTGCCATGCCATAGTGCGAGTATTTCTTATAGACCTCGCGGTACTTCTCAATCTCTCTTTGGCGGGCGTCCACGTTTCTTTTCCGGTGAGAATACTTCGGTTAAAAAGTCTTGGCGAACATACTGCACGGCCATCTGCCGCCCAATGAGCCATCGCCCAAAGCCATCATCGACATCTACCACACGACCGCGCTCTAGAGTTTGGCCGTTGTAAAGTCTTGACCGGATCATTTCGACTTTCATAAACCTTGAAACACCTTTGTTAGACAACCGGACGCCACACGAACCTTCTCGGGTTCTTTCATGTAATCACGAACCTTGACCCACGCTTGTATGTTTGACACGCCATCCTCGACGCGCAGATCGCCATTTTTGCTGTGCCAATATCTGCGGCTCGTCATGTAGTTGTCGCAGCCGCAGATGTAAATCTGCTCGAATCCAAGATACTCGGCAATCCATACGGCAGTGCCGCCGCTGAATCCGAAGTCTGGGCAGATGCCAGACCAAATATCGCACGCATCTTTGTGGTGCGAAATCACCGGAGCGTGACCGTTCAAGATCGGCCACAGTTCTTTGTCTTGGTAAACGATGTAATCCAAATTAAGCAAGAGAGCGTGTTGGTTCACTCCAACCAACACGCCCTCTCGCAGTAGCAAAGGCCGCACCGCCTTGAAGTCATCCACCAAAGCGGGGCCACCACCGAGGACAGCACAACGCTGCCCCCGGTGACGCCCTTGATATGCGGCTAGATCAATCACTATTAGGTCGTGACGATCTCGTTGCACTCGGCGAACGACTCGGGGTGACGCACCGCGAAGTCGCAGTCGTGGAACGCAACCACGCGAACCGTACCGGCATTGCTGCCTGTGTACTGGTCAACGAGGATGTCGATGCCCGACCACTGGCCGATCAGCAACTCGCTCCAGACGCCGAAGATCATCGCCGACAGGTTGCTGCCCGAACCCTTCGTGAGGTTCGACGGCATCTGCTGGGAGACGACAATCGGGTAGCCGTAGAGGTTGTTGACATCGGGGCCGAGGATGAAGTTGCCTTCCACGCCAGAGGTCTGCTTGCCGGTCGAGGCCAACTTCGCCTTGACCTGGCCGTTCGTCAAGAACGCAGCGGCACCGTTGAGCGCGTTGTCGATATCGACTTCACGCACAAGGCTCGTCACCATCGCCCACGTAGGCGCACCGCCGTTCGTCCCGAGCGTCACCGAGCCAATGCCCGATGTGTTCAACACGCCGGTCGGCTTGTTGCTGCCCGAGCCAGCCACAGCGGCACCGTCCATCGCCACCGCAATCGAGGAGGCCAAGTCATTTCGGACGAGGTTCTCGATGTCGAGCGACGACTGGAGCATCAAGCGACGGCTGATGTCCACGTATGCACCGAGGGTCTTCGGCGACATCGTGACTTGATCAAACGCCGGGGCGTTGGTGCTCTCCGTCGGGGCAGTGTTCTCAGCAACCCAGTAGGCGGCAGAGGCTGCGGTCTTACGCGGGATGGCGACGTTACCGTTCAAGCCCGTGAGGAACTGCGCGCCGAGGGTGTTCAGCACCATCTTGTTACGCAGCACGTCGATGAACGAAGCAGCCAGCAGATCGGTGGCGACGGTGTTACCCGCCTTCGCCGTGCCGGAAGCAGTCGAGGTCGTCAGATCGCGCTTGTACAGCACATCGACCGGAACAAGCAGACCACGCGATGTGCGGCCTTCCTTCTTCGCAGCAGCCTCGGACACCTCAAACTCGAAACGCGCATCGTCCTGCGCGCGACGATCTTGCGGGTTCGCCAGAGCGCGAATCGCCTTTACGAACGAGAAAGCGCGAACTTCCTTATCCGACAGGCCAACTTCCATATCGACGTTCAGCGGCTTGGAGGCCACCTTGTCGAGCAGGGCACCACGGAACTGCTCAATCGACGCGCCATCACGAATGGCGGATTCGCCAAACTCGCGCTGGCCGTGACGGCTGGCAAGGTCAAGAATCGCCGCAACGCGCTCGCGCTCGGCCTTTGCAGCGCCCTCTCGGGCGATATTGATATCTTCCATTTTCGTCTCCTTAACAAAAATTACAGGGTCAGCAGCCGGAGCCGGTGCGGGCGATTCCAAAGAACGCCCGACGCCAACGCTGGTATCTGCCGGAATTGAAACAATGCTGATCTCAAGAGGCATCCAACGGGTCGCGCGGTAAATCTCCCGATCACCTTGCTTACCATCCGAAACCATCTCGTTGATGACGTAACCGACAGACACGTTCGACCGTATTCCGTCTTTCACGTCTTGATAGATTTCCTCGGCCCTTGCGCTTTTCCCAAAGCGCACGACTGCACGCGCCACGCGGTCAGCCCCGAGGTTGATCTGCTCCACGACTCCGATCTGATCGGACATCTCGTGATCCACCAAAAGCGGCGCGCGGCCGCTTCCGATAAATTCTGTATTGATCGCACCGGGCGAATGGTCGAGCACTTCCATGCCCCAGCCGCGATCCACCGGCATCTCGCTCGAAAACGCGAGAGTCGCGCGGCGGTCATCTGTGACCACGCGCTCGAACACCGCAGAGCGAAACACTCGATCGGTTGGCCCCTTGCGCTTGCCCGGCCCAACGTAGTCGGGATCGCCCGGCTCATGGCCGTAGATATCCTTCGGGCGCTCTGCCTCTGCCACAACTTCTGCGGCTTCTTCGGCGGCTTCCTCGAAAGCCTCGATCTCCTCGTCGGCCTCTTCGCTTTCATCCATGTCGTATTCAGACTTGGCGAAAGTCACCGTTACAGTCGCTTCGTCTTCGACGACAGCGATCACATGGCGCTTTTCTATCGTGTCCATATTTCGGCCCTCATCTTCTCGATCCAGTTCTTCGCTCTTGCGATTAGCCCAGGCTTGGCCGGGGTCTCCGCCCCAGAGTGCCCACGCGATACGGCCCGCCGAGGGGTAGCCCTCTTCGCCGGGGCTGAAGCCCTCGGCTTCTTTGTCAACTTCGTGTCTTGCAAAGTAACTCACCATCCTTCGGACTGTTTCGGTCGAAAGATTCGTCCGATTCTTGATGTCACGCGCTCGAGCAACACCGACGGCTGTGCCGCCGCGCCCGAACTCTTCACGCCAAGCAAGTCCGCGCTCGGCCTCTGCTGCCATCGCCTCTGTAGGCTGTAAATCTACCGCCATTATTCCAACCTCAAGAACGATTCTGCGCTTGTTGTCAAGGTGAGTGCAACCACACGTACCGTTCCGTCGCTGCCCTTGACCTTGATGGTCAGAGTTGAGTTGTCGGTAATCTCAAAAACCATATCGCCGTTGCTGGCCGGAGTCGCACTCGCACCAGGCTGATATGTCACCGCGCCAATGCTGCCGCCCGTAATCGCTACGGCGCTCGCATTCTGCGTGGACATCGTGCCGAGGCCCGAAACCGCCGTGTTTGCGATTGCGATATTTGTATTCGCTGCGGCAGTCAGTCGACCCTGCGCGTCCACCGTAAAGGTGCCAACTTGCGAGGCCGACCCGTACGATGCTGCTGTCACTGCCGTATTAGCAAGCGCAATCGACCGATTCGCGGTCAGATCGCCGCCGCCGCTCAAGCCAGTGCCAGCCGAAATCGTGATGGCCGATGCAGCAGCACCGAGGCTCGTCAGTGCAGCCCCCGCCGTCGTCGCACCCGTACCGCCGTTAGCCACGGCCACAGTGCCGGTTACGTTCGCAGCCGTGCCGGTGGTGTTTTGGTTCAACGTGGGAACGTCTGCCGCCTGTATCGCGGCCATCACCACATTGGTGCCGTTGCCGCGCAGATACTGACCGCTCGTCACGGCACCGGCAAACGTATTCATCGCAGACTGCGCGGAGGTCTGCCCAGTGCCGCCGTTAGCGACGGCAAGGGTTCCGGCTAGGGTAATCGTCCCGGCCCCTGTAATCGGGCCTCCGCTCGTTGTAAGCCCGGTCGTGCCGCCGCTGACATCAATGCTCGTGACCGTGCCAACGCCGCCAGCGGGCACCCACTCAACATCGGTGCCGCCGACATTGACTGCGAGCACCTTGCCCGCGTTGCTGGCATACGTCGGCAGAAGGTTAGTCCGCGCCCCCGATGCGCTCGATGCGCCCGTGCCGCCGTCGGTCACGGCAAGGTCGGTAATGCCCGAAATCGTGCCGCCCGTGATCGTGCCGCCCGTGATCGAAACGTTGTTGGCATTCTGGGTTGACATCGTGCCAAGCCCAGAAACCGCCGTGTTCGCAATCGCAATAGCGCTGTTTGCCGCCGCAGTCAGTCGGCCTTGAGCATCGACCGTAAAGGTCGCAACTGAACTAGAAGACCCATACGATCCGGCGCTCACCGCAGTATTGGCAAGGCTGATCGTGCCGGAGGCTGTAATCGGCCCGCCCGTCAGCCCTGTGCCGGTTGCTACGCTTGTTACTGTACCAACTTGCGGCGCAGCAATCGTAACAGTGCCCGCGCCGTTCGTAATCGTGATGCCAGCGCCAGCAGTAAGATTGGCATTTTTCCAGAGCGAGGTCGATGCGTCATAAATGATTAACTGCCCATTGGCGGGTGAGTTGATCTGTACGTCGTGGATTTCGTTCAGTTCGTACCCGTTTTGCACCTTGACGTAAATTTGGCCGTTGCCAGCGTTAGCACGCTCGACCACGCCAATATAAACCATGTGATTCGGCGCTTTCGGCTTTGTCGCCGTCAAGGTTCCAGCACTTGCGCCGAGGTACAGAATGTCGCCCTCGTTGTAAGCGCCTGTATTCAGCCCATCAAGGACACCCTGGCAGACAATAAAACCGGCTTGGTTCGGGCCGATGCTTTCAGCAGCAAGGCCAAATGTCGTTGCAGATGTCGAGTCTTGGCCGTTGCTCGCTAACTTAACACTCGCACGATTCCCGGTCGCTTGGTAAAGATATACCGGCTGGCCCTTGTTGATCGTGACAGATTCTGCGCTTCTAACGTATGCGTGGACTGTTTGCCCAATTACAGATATTGCATTTCCGCCAGGCAGTCCGAGTTCTAAACTTGCATTAGTCGCATCCCACACGAGCCTGCCAACCGCATTTGCTGCCGTTGTTGTCGTGTCAAAATCGATGTAGTCGGGTGTGGCGATACCGCCGGTCAGCCCGTTCATTGAGGTGATGTCGCTGTTCGCGCCCTTCTTTGCCGCTTCCGGCCAGCCGGTGCGGACGATCACCTCGGTCTCGCTTTCCTCGATGATGACCGAGTTTAATTGCTCATCCACAACCATATTGGTGGATGAGTCGTTAACGATCAAATTCTGATTTGTTTCGTTAACGATCAGTCTCGTGCTCACCGAGTAACCTCCGCGTCAACCGTGAAACACCCTTGAATAAGGCGCGTCACCGTGCCGCCGCTCGAGATCACCTCAAGATCATAGACGTATTCGCCCGCAGTCACCGCAGCCGTATCGGTTGCAGAGACTAAAAGCGTGATCGTGCCCGCAGCGCCTCCGAGCGTAATGCGGCTGTTCTCTGTGGTCAGAGACAGCAGCACGCTGGATGAGTCAGCCGTCGCACGCACTTGCATTCGCGCGGTATAACTCGTCAAGTTCACCGGATTGGCCGATGAGTCCTGCCACGTCAGAATGCGCGTAAATGTTGCGCCTTGATCGCAAACGATGTCGTAGTTAGCCGCCATT